TTGCAACACAGGCAACAAAGTCATACCAACAGCTTCATACAAATTTTTCATTGTAATTTCTAATTTGCCGTAAGGGTCTTTATCTGCCGCGGCTTGCGACGCACCTTTAAATTCGTCTTTAAGATAACCAAGTTTGTCTTTAACGTTTTTAACTTCAGGTGCAACCCTGTTTAATGCAACTTGACTGCCGTTAATGCTTTTAGACAACGCCATTGTGACAGTAGAAACATCTTTACCTGTACCAGCCGAAACATCTAAAGCCAAATTAAGCAAGTCCATTGCGCGCGTTGCGTTGTGAGTGCTACGTAACAAAGTGTCAAACTGCGGACGCAATTCTTCCGCTTGCACGTTAGACATCTTTTCAAGCGCGTCAATTTGCGCAATAACAGTGTTAACTTGTTCCTGCGACGCGCCTGTTGTCTTCTCCATTTGACGTTGCAACAACTCTTGCGACTTAACGTTTTGGATAGCTTCTTCGCCAGCCTTTTTTAAGAAACCAATAGACGCAATACCAGCCATAATGCCACCAAGTTTTTTAGTGACTTCACCTAGCCCGTTAACTTTACTTTCCTGCGCTTTAACAGTTGAACCAAGCTCTTTAAACTTTGTTTCAATTGCTTCAATTTGGGACTTGATTTGCGCGTTTTCAAGTTCAACACGCACCTTTAAATCGGCAATAGTGTCAGACACTTAATCACCGCCATTTCTTCATAAAGTTTGTAACAAAAATTTGATTTGCTCGCGGTCTAACTTTATCAACCGCAGGACGCAGATAAGGGTATTTTACTCCAGACTTCCAAACCTTCGTGTTACCAAGTTCAAGTGCGCGCGCATAAACCATAGTAGGAAACACGTCTGCATAATAAGTGCCAAACCCTTGACGGACTTCAGTATGCACAGACGACGCTAACGCACCAGTAACACGGTTAGGCGGTTGCCCGTCGCCCTTAACAGGTTCGTGACCACGATAACGATTAGCGCCCTTACCTTCATAACGTCCACTATTCTGACGACTAAACAACAAGATTTTAGTTTCACGTTCAATAGCCAACGCAACCTGTGCAACACCAAACTGGGACGCCTTTTCAAGCTTGGTAGCGTTAATAGACAAAGCGCGCAACACGTCAGACAAATTAGTTATCTCTACACGCGCAGTCATCACTTAACCTTATCTGCCTGAACTTCGTCAGAAACATTTGCTATCGCCAACAACCAGTCTATAAGTGCGGCAGGTTGTTCATCTGTTTCAGTAGGCGTCCAACCAAAACGTTCTGCACAAACAAAATAACGGTATTCTTCATCAGGATAATCAAAATCCTTATGACGTTCGTTACCTTGTAAAACCCAACGTAAACGTTCTAGTTTTCGGTAGGCACTTTTGGGTCATCAACATTCTCCACAGTCTTAGACAACGACGGAAACAATGCTGGCAAACACTTTTCAACTTCAACGCGCAACGTGTCATAATCCAAAATAGATAGCTCACCCAAAGTTTCAGGTTTAACACTAGGTGGCAACAAGTCAAATGACCATTCTTCAACCATTACTGCAATAAAGTTATCTAACAAATTCATTCCGTTAGCAACTGTTTCAGTAGCGTCCGCATTACGGTAAACCTTCATACGGTCTTTTTGTTTCAATGTCGCAGGGTCACGCAACGTTGCGGTTGCACCACTAGGCAATTTAATTATTTGTGACATTCTTATACCTTCCGCCTTCCGCAAAATCTAGTGTGACGGGACAACCATACGGAAGGCTGGCTGGTTATCCCGCCAACTCTATTTACTGGTAAGTACCTGACGCAACTGCGTTCTGCGCAACAAACTTAATAGGTGCAAAACCACCAGTTGAACCTGCGTCAGTTGTGTTAGCAATACCAGTCAAGTCAATTTGCACTTCAACAAAGTCTTTACTGCGGTCAATAACTGCCGCAGTGTAAGCGCCCTTAGTCAAAGTAGCTTGCAACTGTGTAGCACTTGCACCAGTTCCGTTAGTCCAGTTGATAACAATTGCTGGCTGTGTGTTAGACAAGAAATTAGTTAACTGTGTGTCATTCTCCATAACAAACTTTAGTTGACCCTTAACTTCAAGCGCACCAACAAAAACGCTGTATGGGTTCTGTGTGTTGCTAATACCGTAAATAGGTGTCACGGTTCTAGCCAAAGTTAACGAACCTTCAACAGTGTTAGACACGGTAGAACCTGCAACAGAAACAGTTGCTTGCCAAACAGGGGTAGGTGTAATAGTGCTAAAAGACGGTGTCGGTGTTGACGCAGTAGTTGATTTCCAACCAGTTGCTTTAGCGTCGTATTCAAGCAAACCTTCAGCGCTAAAAGTTAGGTTAAAGTCGTGTACCTGACAACCAGCGTAAGCGCGCACGTTAGCGGCATAAAAGTCAGTGACAGTAAACGCGGTAGGTTGCGCGTCAGCCGCAGTAGTAGCCGAATTCTTCAAGCTAATAGTGTGTGTGTAAGGTGCGCTTGCACCAGTAGTTGCAACAGAACCAAGCAAACCAGCAATAGCCCACGGCACAGTGTCAGCAAAAACAGGTCCACCAAATTCAACAGTTGACCTTACACGACCCTGCACGTAGTTGTAATCCTTGACAAGTGAACCGCGCAAACCTTCGTCCATTAGCGGGTCAATAATGTCAACGGCTTTAAACTTTGACACACCAACAGGAATAAACGACGTAGGCGCAACAGGTGTTCCCTTTGTTGCTTCCTTAGCTATACCAAGATAACTTCTAACACTGTTTTGAACTGACATTTAATTTACTCCGATTTTTCGTTTACTGCGGTTAAGTCAACAACACCAGCCGTTGCGTCGTCTGCTACATCACCTGTAACAGGTTCAACAGTCAAGTCGTCGCGTTCTGCGCCGTCTGTCGTAGTTGCGTTGTCTTCAGACAATTCAACAACTGGTGTTGGTTCTGTCGGTTCATCTGAACCTAAAACTTTTTTAGACGAGTTAATACTAACGCCGTCTGCGACAAGACCAGCGGGCGCGTCAAACACGTCACCATTGTTTACAGTCAAACCCAATGTTGGAAACACAAGTGTCTGGTCACCTGTATAAACATACTTCGCCATTTTTATTTCCTATGCCTTAATCATTTGTGTAACAGTAAAGTTTATGCCAGCCCAAATTTCTACTGCACCGCCGTCATTAGTTTTTGGTTCACCGTAAGAAACCGTTATAGCTGGTTCTGCCGCTTGCCAAATAATGTCGCCGTCTGACTTACCTAGTCTATGACCACCAGACCGCAGTTGCGTTTTAATGCCGTCAATAATGTTGTCAAAATCTGTCATTGCGTCCTGTGCATAGTTTTGCATAGAGTGCGTAAACACTTGAAATTCAACGTCATAGTCAACACGTTTCCAACCGTCATTAGCACCACCAATAGCAACACGGTCTTCAGTTTCATTAGCTATAAAAACGACACCAACGGCGCGAGTGTATTGTCCTGCGGTTGCGTTTAATTCAAAGTTAATGCGCTTAGGGAACGACGTATAAATTTGTGTCAAGTTAGTGATAGAACCAGCGGCAACCCAGTCACCAACCGCTTGACGAACTTGTTGACGGCTCACCTAATACGCCTAAACGGTTGCAAGATTTCTTGTGCCAACGCAATGTCAGAACCAACACGTTGTGAACCCGCAGACTGTTGTGACGGCGAATTAGTTACCGCCATAACAAGTGCCGCGTCACCACGAATTTTAAGTGCCGCAGACGTGTAAAGAATAGCCGCCTGTTTAATAGCCGCAGGTAACGAACCAACAGACACGCCAACTGCGTGTGCATAAGCTAACGGCGCGGTTAACGGAATAGTTGCAGAACCAAAAGTGTAGTTACTTGCAACAACGACGCGTTCAGTATTTGCGCCGTCATAAATAGTTAAACCCATACCCGCAACAACACCAAGACCGTCTTCACAAATGATAGACGTTGCACCTGCACTAGCCGCAGTAGCCACCAAAGTATTAGCGTAACCATTGACGTAAGTGTATTTAATGTATGTTTCAGCGCGCGTTGACATAGGAAAACCAAACGACAACGGACCCTGCGACGACATAGTTTGCGGCAACTGTGCGTAAGGGAAAATAATTTCTTGCTCTTCAAACCAAGCTTGTGACGGGTCAGTGACCGCAGTTAACGCGTTAGGTGTCCAACCTATCTGCAAGTCAGTCATAGCCACAACAGGGAAATATTTAGGGTGAAAACGAACAGTGCCGTCAGGACGAATACGTGTCCGTTGCTGTTCAGTGTCAAGTGTTGCACCAATAATTTGATTACAATACTGGTCAATAGCAGATGACGCGCGAGTAATAGCGTTCGTTAATTCTGCGTCCTGTGCCGCTTGATTACCGCCAGCAACAAGATTACCGTAATCCAATGCAGTCGGCGCGTTTTTAAATTCTTGCAACGACAAATAAGGGCGAGAGATTTGCCTAGTAATAGGACTAATTGCTGTGGTCATTTTTTACTCCGCACTTAGGACATTCAAACACTTTAAACACACTACTAAAACCGCAACCAGTGCAGTTGTTACCTTTGATATGGCTAAGACCAGAATACAAACCAGCAACCGCAAAACCTTCAGCCTTCAACGCTTCAACAGTTGCTTTATTTTCAACATTCAAAAAACCTTTACTGTCTGTTGAAATAGAACCCAGTTTGTCGCCATTCGGTGCGCTAATGTCAATGCCTTTAACGCCTTCAGAACCAAACATTTTAGTCATACAAAAACCTTCCTAAAGTTTCTAGTGAAAAGGCGGTGTCAACCAAAGTCAACACCGCCTTCCAACTAACTGCGATTAAGCAGACTTGATACCAGTA